GAAAAGAACTCAATGATTGAGCCGTTGGTTAAATTATAAGTAGAGTTCGTTTCATTCCATTTAGCATCGGACCACTCGCCCACATCCTGCATGATATTCTTGAAGTCCCGGATAGCCCCCTTCCTCAAGTGCGGATGGCTCTCACTCACCACCGAAATGACTATATTCTTGTTCTCCCTTGCGTACTCAAAAAGAACGGGTAAGATTGAATAGGTCTTGCCAGCACTAGTTCCTCCCTGAATAACTCTAATGCGCTTTGTAAGCTCTAAAATACGCCTCTGGGCCGTTATCTTGCCAAAGCCCATGCCTTACCCCTTTTCGTCCTTGTTCTCCTCGCTATCGTCTTTATTTAGCTTATGAGATATGCCTTGAAAGATGGGTTGCTCTTCCCGGGTTGTAATGTCCATCTTGGTGTTGGCTAGGCGATGGTACTCATCCTCGTCCGCTACCAGCTTATAAAGCCCCATCTGCAAAGCCGGGGCGTCTGATTTATACCACTTGTTCCGAAGCGTGCCTTTAATCTCTACCTTGTTTCTAACGAGCGCGTTTTTAATAGCTTCTACTTTTTCGAGCTCAAGCTGATAAAACCTGCTAACGCTTATTCCAATCATAGGCGGCACGTCTGTTACAAAGAACAGCTTGTACTCATCTATTGCCTCCAACGACTTCTTGATATAAGTTTCTCTTAGATTATGCTGGCTCATTGCTTTTTAGGTTTTAGTTCTTGTTTGAATTTTTTCCACAGAGTATTGGTGTTTATGATATAACCTCCCCTTTGTTTTTTCCTTAATCCTAAATTGTATTTAGCCCACCTTTTCCGTGTCTTGTCCCGGTATTGCTTTCTCCGTTCTTCGGTGCGTATATCCGTTAAACCACCCTTCTGTGTATTTTCCGGCTGATATAAAAAGCCTATAGAATTAAACTTGACCGTGCAGTCCCCTCTATCAAGCACCTGTATGTTGTAGTCCATATCATCCTCTGTTCCCGGCTCCCATCGTATATTATCGCTACGCACTAAAAGTACGCTATAACAGAACCTATTAACCTGAATAGGGTCGCTAAACTTATTGAATGCGGTTGAGGCTATCCCTGCAAGGCCTACATTGGAAAACTTATTTACGTATTTCTCTGCGTATGATAACACAGGAAGGGCACGGCTTTTAACATTTTTGCCATCCTGAATTTGATAAAAGGTTTTTACATCATCGTCTATGTTCCAGTGATACGCATGGCCGTTAGCGATTGCCCACTCTTTAATAAAGTTTCGCACATGAGCAACGTCGCCATAATCGCTACCTGGCATGCAGACTACATTCTCTGACCCAAGTGCAGTACAGTACTTGTTGTACTCTTTTTTTTCGCAGAACACTTTAAAGTATATGCCTTCGTCTTGCATAATCTTTGCCGTATGTTGCGCGTCTGCCCTCCCTTTACTTGGTATGCAAACCGGATATTGCACTTGCATGCCTTTATTGGCCTTTCCAGTGTTCTGCTCTTTAATCCCCTCGCGCAATATCTTAGGAACCGTGTAATTCCATGATATTTTATGATGAAGTCGCCCCTCATCCATACTGCCCATTAGCCCCACTTTTACCGAGCTAGGGTGATGCATAACCGTGTAAAAAGATTTAACGTAAGTGCCACTTTCCACGTAAGCCTCTGTAATACCCCCAGGATTAGATTGCGTGGCAAGTTGACTTAGAGAAAGCCGAACAAAGGTGAAAAACAGCACCCCGCGAGAACCGTTCAAAACGTAGGTATTAACGTCCTCATTTAAACGACCTATAAACTTAATAGGCCTATCAGTGGAACAAATGAAACTGTTCATCGCTTTTCGCAATAAGGTGGGATTGCTGGCGAAACGATTTTCCTTTCCTCCGATATAATCCCCGCCCTGAGCCATGGCAATAGTCTGGCACGGAGTTGATTTGTAAAATTCCAACATAGCGCATAAAACTTCATCTAAGCTATGCACCATTTGCAGCCCGTTTTCCTTATCGTAAACTCGGTATTGAAACCCGGTATAATCGTCATCTAACTGAATAAAATACTTGTAGCCCAGTTCCTCAGCTATCTCATAGCAAGCATTTCGAGCGTGTGTTATAGTGGTTCGTTTATCAAAGTTATCTGCCTCGTCTGTCTTATCAGCCATGGCCTTTTTGTCAAAGACCGTAACATTCTCCTTGCCGAAATTCTTTTTATAGTCCTCTGCCGTAGGGTCCTCGTCATCGACCACGAAATGAATAGGTCCAGTATATCCTGCGTTCCTTAAGGTCTTAACAGTTACGACGTTGTCTGCACGCTTATGCGTTAATATAAACGCGATAAAATTATTAGGCGCTTTACTCATCCTCTGAATTATTTAGCTTTTCCTCGCGCTCGCTAGAATCTTTTGTAAAGGCCTCCATTAAGCGCTCATTAAGCTGCAAGTAGCCGTTTTCTATGGCCTTTTTAGCGTCAATAACGACCAAAGCGCTATTCTCAAAAAGCTCCTTCACTTTCGGGGTGGCGTGAGCATAATACTCCGCGATATTCTCATAATTGAATTTTAAATGCCGCTGGGCTGCCAGCTTTAAAAAACTTTTAACCTCATCAGGTATTTCAGCCGCATCAATCTGTTTGACTAGTTCTTTAGTTTTTTCCTCATCCACAAGTTGGTTAAGACCCGGGGGCTCCTCCATATTTGGCTCGTAAATAGGTGGCTCTATTTTACTAACGTACTTTCGTTCCTCCTCTGTTAACCCGCCAGCCTCAGGGTTGTAGTCCCCATCTTGCCAGACGTCCAGCCCCCAATCATTTAACTGCTCTGCATCCCAATCATTGGCCAGAACGTCCCAATCCCACTTGCCGAATGGGACGTTGTCCTTGATGATAAATTCCTTGATTTGCTCGTTTGTAAGCTCGTTAGCGTCAATGATGGGCACCTTACTATATCCAAGCTGTTTAAGAGCCTCTAAGCGCATATTTCCGCCTAATACAACGCCCTCCTTCACTACCAATGGACGCAGGGTAAGCATCTCAGGAAATTCTTGAATAGACTTTTTGAGCTTATTAAAGCTCTCTTCGCTTATTTCGCGCGGGTTTTCCGGGTTAGAATGAACCTGGTCTATTTTGACCCATTCTACGCTCTTAGATTGCTCTGCCATGAATCCTAATTTAGTAGCGGCGGGTGGAGTCGAACCACCAAAAGCAGGGTTATGAGCCCGGCCTGAATCCCATTCTCGCCGCAGAGCAAATATAATAAAAAAAGCCCGGCACCGCATAAAGCAGCACCGGGCACCTAGTCAAACAAACAGAATTATTTAAAACAGCGTGAGAGTGCTGTTTTTTTCTTCCACAACCGCCCTGTGATTCTTTTTATTAATAGTAAAGTAGCTCTCTTTGAGCTCTATACTAATGCTTTTGCGGTCCATTTTAATTGCCTGAAACCCTTCGGAGCCAATTCCGGCAAACGGGCTTAATACAGTCTCTCCCGGATTAGTGTAAAGGTGAATAATCCTTTCTATTGTGTCTAGCTGAAGTGGTGCTATGTGCTTCTCGTCATTTCCATCCCTTGCGCTTCTGTATTGCAACGTACGGCCATAGTCCACATCCATCCATACAGGGGATGCGTATTTCTGCCATAAATCTACTGGAAGATAATTTGGCTTATTGTGATCAGTATCTTGATGCTCTACTGGAACTTCATTCTCTCCGCTATTGCGAAAAAATAGTACGTAATCCGGGATGCCTACTCGGCTCATGGCTGCATCCTTTTTTATTGTCTTATGCAATAAGCCTCTAGCCTTAGTACGCTGCATCTCGGTTACGGGGTTCTTCCAGATAGTAACGCGGCTATGATAAGTAAATCCTTCATCAGTAAACCAGTCAGCCAGCATTCCGCTAAAGTCCCTTAGTCCTATGTACCCCTCTTTCCCCTTCTGAATAGGCAAATCCATGCAGTGGATAGCGCAAATTCGACCAGGTTTCAACGCTCTCTTTAGCTTAGGAATTAGGTATTTAAATTGCTTCTCGAACTCTTGATAATTCTTGACATTGCCCATATCCTCGGGCTTGTCTGAGTAAACGTAAAGCTCTGCAAAGGGCGGCGAAAAGACAATAAGATCTGCCGCGTTATCAGGTACTTTATCCATCTCCTCAACACAATCGCCGTTAAGGAGCCAATAGTCATCGGTTTTAACTTCGGCTTCGTCAATTTTAAAGTTTGACTTATTCATTTTATAATCAGTATTTGCAGAGTAGTTGCTCATCTCTCGAATCATTTCTTTGTGTTTTTTTTCTTTTTTAATTATTGACTGCCGTACATTTTCCTGGCTTTCAGGCACAAGTATATGCACTTTCACTTTGTGTTTTTGACCGAAACGATACGATCGCCTCACCGCCTGATAAAAGGCCTCAAACTTAAAGTCATAGCTCATAAATACCATATTATGGCAGTTTTGGTAATTCATACCAAACGAAGCGATAGAGGTTTTTGTTACTAATACTCGGAATTCGTTATTAGCGAATCCGTTTAAATGTTTCGCCTTGATCTCTGGCTTGTCAGAACCCTGAACATTTACCGCGCCGTCTATTTTTTTAGCAAGAGTATCGGTTTCTGCATTTTTAAGCCCCCACACAATCCACTGCTCATCATTGCTATTGACCAGTTCTACCGTTTTATTTACTCGATCGTCAAAACTTCTATTCAAGTCTTTATGCAGTTCGGTTGCGCTTACTGCCACCTCTCCGAACAATGTATTGGTGTTGTTTTGGACTGGTATCTTGTGTTCGATGTACTCAATTTCCGGGAGCTCATAGCCATGGGCCTCAAAGCCTATTGTCGCAGGTTTATCTATTGAAATTGACCAGGTGCACACATACTTCCAGAAATCGTCTGTTGCGTGCTTACGAAGCCGCCATTTTGAGGTTTCCCCTCCGTCATGAACAAAGTACATAGCTAGCATTTCAAGGTAGCTCATAGCTCCTAGGAATTCAGAATGCTGCCCTAATTCCATGTGGTCGTTGGGGCTTGGAGTAGCCGTGCAGGCTAGTTTGTAGTGATGCTCTTTAAACGTGTCTATAATTAGACTTGACAACTTACCATCGCGGCCTTTTAAAATGCTTGACTCATCAAGCACAACACCTCCATAATCGCTTGCATCGATATTAGACAACTGCTCATAATTAGTAATATCAAATGCTTTGCTTAAACACTTGCTCTGCCCAGGCTAATTGCTGAAGCGTTTTGCCTAATCCGCAGTCTTCAAATATGGCAAATCTTCCTTTATTTAAGGCTACCTTAACCACATATTTTTGAAAAGGGAAAAGATTTGCATTTAACTGGTCCTCTCTGACCTCAAAGCCGCTTGATATAAACTGCTTTCTTTTAGTCTCTAAAAATTCTTGATAGTTCATTCTTAAAAGTTTTTTAGTTAAACAGACTTAATCCTCCATCACCTCTTCGACAGCCTCGCTTATAGCTGACGCAACTCGCTTTTTGATGATTTTGGAAAATAGGTATTCAAGGCCCTCCTCCCTATGCTCCTCGGGTATCTTCGCTATGACTTCGTCTACCATGTCCCCCGCGCCTATTTTACGCATAACGTGGGCCAAATCTTGCTCCGCCGATTCTCTCTGTGCGGTTGCTAAAAAGTTGGCCATTGCTATAAAGCACAATTTAAAATAGTGACGCATGGCCCTGTGGTCTCCGCCATCCTCATCTCTCTCTACAAATGACCGCACAATAACCTCTTGCATGGCCCCGAGGTGGTAGGATATGTTCTCCTGCTCCATCTTCCGGGCTGCTGCATCTGTAATGCCGGCCGTGATATAATCAAGGTCGGTGGGTGAAACGTATTTGGCCTGACCCTTATGAACTGCGTAATACTCATGCGAGCTATCCAATTGCCCGGCTGTAAATAGGGATGAGTATCCTAATTTCTTAAGCTGTTCTTGGTGTCCTTTAATCTGATTGATTCTCTCTTTTGGTGTCATGTTACTTGGTTTTAATTAAACTTGATTTACAGATTTTTAACTTGCTTGCCTTCAGTTACTTCCATATCGAAGTAATAGGCATCTTGATTAAGTCCCGGGATATTCTTAATAAGGTCAGGGCTCATACCTGCCACTCTATCCCACACTCCGCTAGTAACCGGTTTGCCTAAACCTAAGTCAATCTCTTTTTTAGTTTTGTACCCGATAATACCATAAGCTCTAAAACCAAAAAGCCTCATAAGTGCTGGATATACGCTTGAGTAAAGCCTTTGCTTATCAAAGGGGCGATTATGTGGTTTAAGCACATGCTCCCAGAGAGCTATTTTATCTGACCCCTCAAGCGTCCCGTATCCGGCCATGATAGCCTTAACCTCTACGGAGTAGCCTTTCATGCTGTAGCCGTAGGCCTTATTCATGGCATTCAGTGTAATCTCAGCCACTCTGCCCGCATCTACATTAGCCGGCTGAGCTATGTTTATCAGAATCGACACCCCTTCTGATTGCTTCTTAAGCCGCTGAACTTTCCTGTAATACTGCGGGTCGCCCCCCATCACAGCGTCGATGTCTATCTCGCCATCGAACTCATTTTTACGACGGCGGCGGCGGCGGGTAGTAGCTTTACTGGTAGCACCCGCTTTAACCTCCTCGCGCTTTATGTTATTCATAATATCCTCGCCAGCGCTACCGTTCAGCAAGTGCTGTAAAGAAGCTACACCGTAGCTGCCATACTTGAAATCGTTATTACCTTCCGGCACCTTAAAAGCCTCGCCTTCCTCATAAGCCTGCACTTTAGCCTCCCATCCCTGCTCAGGGTTAAAATCGTGTATCTCTTGAAGGCTCTCTGTCTTAAGGATAGCGTAATCCTCGGTTTCTTGAAATTTCATATCTCTGTTGTTTGTTTGACTTAGCAAATATAACTACTTTTATACTTTTGGCCAAATTTAAATTAAAAAGGGGGCCAGATTTTACCGGCCCCCTCTTGCTTTATCCCACAGCTTCGCTTGCCTTAGTAATTTCCTCGGTAGTCCAATCTGCTGTAAAGACTTCTAGTATCTCTTTATCCGTAAAGGCCTCAGTCATCTTGTAAGCATCAATGATGGCCCGGGTGCTGATGGGCCGTTCTACACTTTTCCGCATGGCTTGAAGCTTCTTGGTCATTGAAGCCTCTTTAGTTATTTCAAGCTCCAATTCGGTATCGTAATCAACCTCGATACGGCTCATTGCGAAACGGTCCAAGAAGGCCCTGTCCAGCACCTCCCGGCCTGAATACTCCATACTCCCATGCCCCCAGGTATTCGCTGAAACTATCATATAGAAGTCCTCATGGCGCTTAGCCACCGGCTCCCCCTTCCGATTAGGCAAGCTCAAACTACCGTTTGCGATAGCGGAGTTAATTAACAGCAACACATTAGGGTCGGCTGCATCC